CATATCTACTGTGAGATTACGCATTTCTAAAGTATAACTAGTACAATAATGACAATTCTTATTACATGACATAGATAAGAAGAAGTCAATAGCTAGATAATCATTTTGTATTTGTTGTAATGTTTTCATAAAATTTGTTAAATGCTATCTTTAATTTTCTCTTATCTTTAAAATCAACTTCTTCAATATACTCTGGCAGTTGATATGTTTTCTCAACAATATGGTCGTAAATATCTTCCGTTGTTTCATTAACCAAACTGTTATCAAATATGTCTTCACCAATTACTTTTTTCATACTATCTACAAATCTATTATTATCTTGTTCTAGTATAATTAGAATTGTATTGGTAATTATGTCAACCTCACCTTGCGTCATATAAGGGTGTATAGGTAATGTCAATACTGTATCACTTACAAGCTTGCTTACATAAGTAATATCTTTTCGGTGTTTAATATTATTGTACATTTTGTTTTCAGAGATAGGGTTTTCGTAATGTACTTTTGCACCTAATTTTTCTTTTAACTTATCTCTTGTCCTTTTGTTTTGTAGTCTAATAACATATTTGTGATAGTTATGGCCACCTGTATTTGATTGAACAACAACTAAATCTTTTAAAGCCTTATCATATTGTTTGGCAATTTCTTGTCTTCTTTCAATATAACTATCAAGTTTATTTAATCTATAATTAATAACTTCAGCATTAAATAATAACATTTTAGAGTTATAACCTAGTATCTCATTATTACCATGCTTTCTTAATTTTTTAAATATTTCAGTATCACCATCTGTTATGATTGCGCCACCACCTGAAATTCCAGCAACAACTTTGTTTGCATTAAAGCTTAGGGTACTAATATCACCTATCGTACCGGCTACAATGCCATTATAACTAGAACCTAAAGATTGGCAAGCGTCCTCTATAAAAACAATATTTTTCTCTTGACAAAATTCTTTAATTTTGCTAGTATTAGACATGTTACCAAATAGATGAGGATATATGATTGCCTTTACTTTATCGGAATACATCTTCTTGATACTATCAAAAGACATATGATAGGTTTTTAAATCTATATCGCAAAACACAGGTGTTGCACCTGTCATTGATATTACACTTGCAGTTGATATCCAAGAAAAGTTTGTTACAAGTACCTCATCACCTGGACCAATATCTTTACTTAATAAAGCAAAGTGTAATGCGTCTGTACCGTTAGCACAAACAACTACATTTCTACCTAGTCTTGATGATAAATTCTTTTCAAGAAACTCTATATTAGATTCTTGTTCTTTTTGCATACTCTTATCAAAGAGTTCCATATAATCTTTTTTATTGTGTAGATATTCTTTATCCCATCCAGTCATGTATATACTCCGCTATTAATTCTTGTCCCTTTTTATTAGGGTGATTATCTAAATTTGAAATCATTGTACCAAACTCCATTGAAATTAATTTTTTTTGAAGAGAAAAACCACCTAATTCTGGTGATAGTGGCCAACCTAAAAATTTCTTATGATTAATTACCTTTTCATATTCATTAATTATTCTAACAACTGTTTCATTGTCTTTTTCCATATCTTTTCCAGGATACTTGTGTGTATAACTCGCAGGATATTTACCTGCAGCTATTTGAAATCCTGTTGGTCTTAAACCGTGTAACCAATCTTTGTATAGGTCTAACATTGCTAATTGAATGTAAGGTAAATTATATCTCTCACACATTATTTGAAAACTTAACATATTATCTAAACTTCTTCTCATCCAACTAAAAATATCTCCGTGTGGGTCAATTCTTTCATTTGTCCAGACACTAAACTTACTTGTTTGATAATCTTTTCTTTGGCATTGAGACCACGCAGGTACAACAAGACCAATATTTGATATGTCGTTAGTTGAAATATAGTTTAAAAGTGTACGATATATAAACTCATTACCAGCACCAGAATGGCCTAGATTGATATAATGCATATCTAATTTTTTTGCTAGTAATTGTGGCCATTTTGGCCAATCAGTAACTAAATCCGGGTGGTAATCGCTTATTAAATCTTCCGTAGTATTACTACAACCACTTGCTAATAATATTTTTTTCATTATATACTCTTAATTAATTTAACTAATATATTTATATTGTCAGAATACATCTCTTTTGTGGGAACAGGTCTTTTAAAGTAAACCGGTCCACCATCTTTGATATCTTTATCTCTTAAATATATTACTTCTTTTTTTAGCCATTTACACTCTTGTATTAATCTAGGTGCTGGGTCAAAATATGTTTTAGTGTAAACATACTTGTTAAAGATACCTAATAAGTTTTGAACAGGTGCAAATACATTGTTATAATCGTTGTTAATATATTTCTCGTTGTATGACAATATACCATGAGATTTAAAACAATTAGGACAATCTTTAATTTGTTTATCTACTTCATTATAATATACATCATTTGTACCTAAAAATAAGTATTCAAATTGTATATCATTTACCACAGGTTTATAGATACTAAAGTTTATCATTTTCTCAAACTGTTCTCCCTCACCATTTGGATAAACATCATAGTCACACAAATTATAAACTTTTTTAGTTTTAAAATATTCTATAGCTGGTTGCCATAAATCGTGCTGATTTTCAGCATAAACTGATATTAAGTTACCACTAAACAACAAGTGCATAGTTAATAACTGGTCTTGTGTGTAATCTTTTTTATCTTTATATGGTAAGGTTAATTGACTTCTACCTAAAATTAGTGTTATCTCATTTGGTTTAGGTGTGTATTCATTAAATATTACAGGCGCATAGGGTGTAATATATTTTTCTTTTATATTATTGAGATAGTCTTGTTGTGTAAAATTGTGATTTGTAATTATTACCAATTGGCTTGTAATACCTATTGAATTTAAATAACAACAATGCTCATAACTATAACAAAGTAATCCATCTCCAGGTTTACTGGAACATACTATATTAATCATATAAATATTTATATAAATAAAAAGAAGGTGATTTTATGAGTTATAATAATTTGTTATCGTTTGGTGATGTTATAGAGTTGAGATTGAATTGTAATGCCTCAAAGTGTTTAGATAATATTCGCAAGTTTGAGTGGAAACAGTACAACCCCAGAAAAAACATTAACAGATTCGGTTTAAGTGTAACCAGTTCAGATGGTACAATGAATGGTATTGATTTAGATTCATTGGCCGAATATAATATTGAAAACGGTACACACTATACAGAAAAAGATTTTACAGAATTTACAGAGGTCTATCATAAATGTGATGAGACTAAAAAACTTGTTGAGCCATTTAAACCGTGGTTAGTTCGTACACACTATCTAAACTTTAGAAGAGGAGGCTTCTTTCCACCTCATAGAGACCAAAGAAGTGTTAAAGAACAAGAGTACATGAGAATATTAGTTCCTATTAGAACATGTAATCCACCAGGTTTATGGTTTATGATGGATGAAAAGCCTTTGCATTTTCAAATGGGTACTGCTTACTTTGTAAATACAAATAAAATGCATACTATATTTTCATTTGAAGATAATGCCTTTATGTTAGTTATGAATGTCAAGTGTACAGAGGAATCAATAAAAAAAGTAGGTGAATTAATTAGATGGAAATAAGCGAAGAAAGAAAAGCATTATATCAATATGCAAGATTAAGAAAACTTCCTGAAGTTATTAATTTAGGTAATATTGATAACAGTAAAAGAATATCACTTTTAGAAGATGTTGACAAAACACCTATTAGTAATGATAGAGCTGTTAAAAATAGAAAAGGTGTATATGGTGTAGAACATGACTATTCAACACCAGCAGGTAAAACTTATAATCAAAGACATATAGATAAATTAATTAAACTGACAAGGTTTGCAGAATGTTTAGAAAACTTTGTAGATATATTTGATTGGCGATATGCAGAATTAGAAAAAGATTCAAGTATACCTGAACATTTGGATAACCCTTATTATTACAGATTAATTGTAATGTTAAAAGGTCAACATGAATATGTTACATATAAAAAAGAAAAAATTATAATGAGTGAGAATGAGGTGTGGTTTGTAAATCCAGCTTATCATCATTCAGTAAAAAATATAACAGACGGTAAGCGAATTGCGTTATTAGGAAAAATTGAGATTAATGAAAACAACACCAAATTATTACGAGATAGAACCAGAAAATAATATCTTTCAAGATGTTGTAATTGATGTTACACATAGATGTAATATGAGTTGCAAAAATTGTTATATTCCAAACAGAGAAATACCTGACATGGATAAAGACAAGATGTTAGAGGCTATTAAAAAGTTTCCTAAAAGAACAATGATTAGAATTATTGGTGCTGAACCTACCATGCGTAGAGATTTACCAGAGTTAATTACAGATATTAAAAAAACTGGTAATAGATGTACCTTACTTACAAATGGTTTACGATTAGCAAAAGACTCTTATGTTAAAACTTTAAAACAACATGGTTTGACACATTGTTATGTGAGTATGAATGGCGCTGACAATGATGATTGGTATGAACAAATAGATGAGTTAAGATGTGCTACTAAAAAAGTACAGGCTCTTGAAAATTTAAAAAAGAACAATTTTATTATTGACACAGGAACAATCATTGTAAAAGGTATTAATGATGAAGTTATTGGTAGATTATTACATATGTTTAATAGATTAGAAATTAAAAATGTAATGGCAAGAATTAAAAATGTAGGTAATCTTGGTAGAAGTATGTATGATAGTGAATTAGGAAACTGGAGTATGGATGACCTAATAAAGTTAGCAAGTGAACAAACAGGTTTAAGTGTAGATTACATTGAATCTTGGAGAAATAAACCTATCTATCAGAATATAGAACCAGAAATAGATAGTTTTATTTTTCCTTTAAAAGAAAATCCAGGAAAATTACTACACAAAAGTGGTGTATGGTTTAAGATAGCAAATTGGAAAGGCAATGGTAAAGATATACCTTTTACAGGTCAAACTAGAAGAGGTAGAATGACACCTGATTTTAAAATTGCTCCTTTCTTTGAACATGTGGTGGCGAATGAAGGCGAATATTAAAAACATATTAAACGATATAGATACAATATCTAAATTAACTTACGAAGCTTCAAAAGACTCGTATCATAACTTTCACGATTTTGGTAGAAGAGTACCAGACTATTTAAACTATCATGTTGTAGAACAAGACAATAAAGTTATTGCAATGGCTGGTATGTTTCAAAGTAAATATTGGCCGTCAAACTTTGTAAGAGTATTAGATAGATGTTATTACTTTAAAGATAATAGAAGTAATACTTTAAATTCATATCAAACAGGTGGCATTGCTACAACACATTTGTTACCTTTACATATTGATATAGCGATAGAAAAAAACTTGATACCTTTCTTTTCAATATCTGGTATTAAAAGAAGAGTTGCTATGAAGAAGATGATAGATAGGTGGAATATAGTTCAAGATAAAAAACTTGTACTATTACCTGGCATGTATTTTACATGCAATCATAACATAGAAGACAACACTAACGATAAGTGTTGGCAGAATGTTGCAATTTTAGATGTTGATGGTTATAAAGATTTTAATTTACCTAGCCGCCAAGACCAAGATTTATAACTGGTTCACTCTCACCAAATTGGTCAATCACACAAGTTGTACCTGTAGAATTCAAGTAATTATTTCTAGCATTTTCATTTGCTAGATAAACAGAGTTTGCTAATAATGCTTCAGCAGATTCAATATCTTTGTGAGCTACTTTAAAATATTGTTTTAAACCATTTGTTGATTCTGCTTTTTGATAAACCTCTATAGAAGGATTTACAATATCGTCATCTTTCAATGATTCTATCAAAGCAGTAGCTTCAGCTGATATGTTAAACCATGGTGTGTCTGTATTTGGTCTTGTGTAAGTAACGAGTACCCAATGTGACATAAATATTCTCCTTAAATATAATAATATTATTATTTATAATGTATAAATAGTAATAACAAGGAGATAATTATGAATACAGTAATGATTGATGGCAAAGATTATGATGTCTCAAAAATGAGTCCAGAATTGCAAAATTACCTAGTGGTAAGACAAGAAATTCAGGCTTCTAAAGTAAGACACATAGTTGAGCTAGAAAAAATTGATGTGTTAACTTCACATTATAACAATAAAATAGCAGAATTAGTAAAAAAAGAAATACCAGAAGAGAAAAAGTAAATGGCCGCAATAGCTAATCTATCAATAGACCAAGGAACAACATTCAGTTCGGATGTTACAGTTAAAGACGCAAACGGTAACCCTTTTGATTTAACAGGATATACAGCATTAGCTAGAATGGCAAAGGGTTATTCATCTACAAGAACAAGAACAATAATCACTTGTACCGTCTCCGCTGACGCAACTTCAGGTGTCGTATCAATGCAATTATCAGCAGACCAGACTTCACAATTAGATGAAGGCAGATATGTATATGATTTAGAGATTTTACAGACTTCAAGTAGCACAATCACTAGAGTTATTGAAGGCATAATTAATGTGAGACCACAGGTTTCTATTTAATTCAACTCTTTTTTGTTATAAATATAGATAAGGAGAGAAGTAATGCCAGATATTACAGCTAAGATTAATGTAAATACATCACAAGGACCACAACAGGTTTCTGTCGCTTTACCCTCAGCTCAGGCTGCTCAAAACAGTTCTCTTCAATTAAAATTATTGGGAGATGTTGATACAACATCATTAGAGGATGGAGCACTTTTACAATATAGGTCAAGTGACGGTAAGTTTGTTACAAGAAATGAAATAGTAACTACTACTGGTACATTGACACTAAACGCAGGAGCATTTTAGGAGTTTTAGATGGCTACAGTAATTCAGATAAAAAGAAGTTCAGGTACTACCGCCCCGAGTACGCTGAAACTTGGTGAATTAGGTTATACTTATGGTACAGGTACACAAGGAAATCTAGGAGATAGATTATTTGTTGGTGAGGGTGGTGTTGACGGAAACGGTAACGCAAATAATATTTCAGTAATTGGTGGTCAGTATTTTACAGACATGTTAGACCATGTCAAAGGAACCCTAACAGCAAATTCAGCTTTATCAGCAGACGCAAACTTAGCAATTGACCAAGTAATTATTGGTAATAGTGCAAGTGCTGGTGGTACTGTTAAATTAAACGAGGGTACAAACAACGGTACAAATTTCGTAGGATTAAAATCTCCTAACGCATTAGCAAACACAGTTACATTTACATTACCAGGTGGTGATGGTTCAGCAGGACAATTTTTAAAAACAGATGGTTCAGGTAATTTAGATTTCTCAACTGTTAATCAATTTATAGATTTAGCAGGTAACACAGGAACAGATACTTACAATACTTCCGAAACACTTACATTTTTAGGTTCAGGTGGTTTAGTTCAAACTGTTACAGACAATACTGTAACTGTAACTGCCACAGCATTAACAAATGCAAACTTATCAGGTAGTGCAGCTATCTCAAATGCTAACTTAGCAAATCCTACAACTACTTTAGGTAATTCTACTTTAACTTTAGGTGCAGCTACAACTGATATTGCAGGTTTAACTTCACTAGTAATTGATGACATTACAATTAATGGTCAAACAATGTCAACAACTGCTGGTAATAAAGACATTAATTTATCGCCACATGGTACAGGTACAATTAAAGTACCAAGTGGTTATGAAGATAGAAGTGGATTTACAGATACATCA